GTTCTCAAAATGAACTACAAGTCTTTCACACAGATTGTAGTTCTCGGTTCTTCTACATTCGTTCCATTCATGCGTCTGCCTCTGGCACAACGACGCGAGATCATCGAAGACATCCTTGACATTCAAGTGTTCTCTACTATGAATGTTCTTCTCAAAGATAAAGTCAGGGAGAACAATGAAGAGATCAAGACACTTGATTATCAAATACATCTTCTAGAAGAGAAGATCGATCTCCAGAAAAAGTATATGTTTGAACTGGAGAAGAAGACTAAGGAAGAGATTACTCGCAAAGAAAATAAGATCACTGAATTGTTACAGAATGAAAACGATCAGCACACAGAAATTGCGCGTCTGACTTCTGAAGTCGAAAGATATTCTAAAGAGATGGAAGAGTTGTCGAACAGTACAACAAAACTGAAGAAGTTAAACACTTTTCTCTTTAAAATTCAATCAAAACTTTCATCTTGTCAAAAAGAACATGACTTCTTTACTGGCAATCATGTCTGTCCTACCTGTACTCAAGACTTGAGTGAAGAGTTTAGACAGACAAAGATTGCTGAAGGCGAGGGTGAGTTGAACAATCTCCAGACAGGTATCGAAGATCTGCTGGATACTATCTCGAAAGAAGAGGAAAGAGAAAATGAATTCTCAAGACTATCGCAAGATGTACTTAAACTCAACGCTTCTATTTCTCAAGCTAATTACCAGATTAGTTCAGTCAGAAAACTCATCACTGACATCGAAGGAGAGATCAAAGAACTAGAGGGAAGCAATCCAGATAAGAAAGCAGAGTTCGTCAAACTTGAAGGACTTGTTAAGAATAAAAAAGATTTGGGTGCTACCTATGCTGAATACAAGAAGGATCGTGATACATTACTAGTAGCATCGCAGTTGTTGAAAGACAACGGGATCAAGACCAGGATCATCAAGACCTATCTCCCAGCGATGAACCAGATGATTAATCAGTATCTCCAACGCATGGACTTCTATGTGAATTTCACGCTGAACGAGAACTTTGAAGAGATCATCAAGTCACGATATAGAGATGTGTTTTCATATGATAGTTTCAGCGAAGGAGAGAAATCTCGTATTGATATCGCTCTTCTGCTTACTTGGCGTTCTATTGCTAAACTTAAGAATAGTGTGGATACTAACCTCCTTATACTAGACGAGATCTTTGATAGTTCTCTCGATCAGCAGGGTGGTATGGATCTGAGTTGGATCCTTCGCAACTTTGATGATAACTCTAATGTGTATGTCATCTCCCACAGAGAAAACTTAGATGGTAAATTTGATAGAACTCTTACAGCGGTGAAGGAAAAGAACTTCTCCGTGATCGAAGAGACAGTTTCGGAACTGGACTAGGGGTGCCTTCGGGCACCCTTTTTGCGCATATACTAATGGCATCAACGCAAGACCAGCATGTCATCCCAGGAGATCAAAGGAAACCTCGCCCGCCTACTCGCTACCGAGAACCTCATCGTAGAGCACCGCAAGGTCCCTACAGCATCTTTTGACGTTGACCGCCGTGTGTTGACGCTGCCTAACTGGGACCGCGCTTCTGGCGTCGTATACGATATGCTGGTGGGTCATGAAGTGGGACACGCCCTATTTACTCCTAACGAAGACTGGACTGCTCAGCACGAGTGCCCTAAAGACTTCATCAATGTGATTGAAGATGCTCGTATTGAGAAGTTGATGAAGCGTAAGTATCCTGGTCTGCGTAAGTCTTTTGCTGGTGGTTATAAAGAACTGAATGATGCTGACTTCTTTGGTATTGAGGGTGAGGACTTTGATACCTTCAGTCTGATTGATCGTATCAATCTTCACTTCAAGATTGGTGCTAGTGCCATGATCCCCTTCTCTATTGAGGAGCAGGTGTTCGTCGCTCGCACTGATGTTGCTGAGACCTTTGCTGAGGTCTGTGAGATTGCTGTTGATGTGTATAACTTCAGCAAGCAAGAGAAGGTTCAGGAACAACTTCCTGAAGATCTTCCTGCTCCCCAACAGCAAGGTGGTGCTGGTAACATGACGCAATCTCAATCTCAACAAGAGGGAGAGAATGCCAACGACAATGCCAATGAAGAAAACAATGCCAACGAAAATGCTCCCGTTGGTAATCAGTCTTCTCAAAAACAAGAAGGTGGTGAAGAGATGGGCGATGAACCAGGCGAAGAAGGTTCTGAAACCCAGAGCAACTTTGATCGTGCTGCTGAGCAACTGACTGATCGTTTCGCCAACAATCCTGTGTATGTTGAGATCCCTGATAGTGTGGATCTCCCCACTTATGTTGCTGACTGGACTGAAGTCCATGACTGGATTGATGAACAACGCGAAGTCTTCCTTGCTGGTGGTGAGAGCATTGATCGCTCCGATCGTTATGTCGATGTAGATAAATCTTACAGAGAGTTTCGTAAGCAATCGCAGAAAGAGGTAAGCTATCTTGTTAAAGAGTTTGAGTGCCGTAAGTCTGCTGACGCTTACGCTCGTGCTGGTCAATCTAAGACTGGTGTTCTTGATACTACTAAGCTTCATACTTATAAGTATTGTGATGACATCTTTAAGAAAGTAACGGTTGTTCCTGACGGCAAGAACCATGGTCTGCTGTTCCTGCTTGACTGGTCTGGTTCTATGCAGCGTGAGATCCTGGCGACTGTCAAGCAACTGCTGAACCTGACTGCCTTCTGTAGGAAAGTCCAGATCCCGTTTGAGGTCTATGCTTTCACTAATGAGTTCTATGCTGTTCGTCGTGCCAAACAAGGTAAGGACGAATACATTTCTAACGAGGAATGGTTTGCTAAAACTGGTTGTGAAGAGGGTAAGATCTTCCTTCAGAAAGATATGTTCCACCTGATGAACATGGTTTCTTCTCGTTCTAACTCCAAGGACTATGAGCGCCAGTGCCTGAACCTGTATCGTGAGGCATATGCTTATTGCTATCATGTTGCCTATCCCACCAGTGCTGGTATCGGTCTGTCTGGCACTCCTCTGAATGAAGGTATCGTGATGCTCAACTACATCATCCCCCAGTTCAAGAAACAGAATGATCTTCAGAAGGTCAATGTTTGTATCTTGACTGATGGTGAAGCATGTCAGTCTTCTTATGGTCGTAAGATCTATGATGACTATAAGGATGCCAATTACATCCGTCCTCGTCGCCTTGATTTCAACACCATCCTGCGTGATCGCAGCACGGGACGTGTTTATTCCACCAACAATCACTGGGAGATGACTAACACTTTCATCCAGCAACTGAAAGATCGCAATGCTGGTGTGAATGTTCTTGGTTTCCGTATCATGGGTGGCAGCGGTCTGTCTAACTTTGTTTCTACCTATGCCAGCATCGCCCACTACGATCAAGTCCAGAAGCAGTGGAAGAAAGACAAGTCTGCTGTCATTCCCTTCCCCAAGAGCTACACTGCTCTCTATGCGATTAGTAACAACGCTATTGACGAGGAGGTTGAGTTCAATGTAGAGTGTGGTGCCAAGAAAGGTGAGATCTCTCGTGCCTTCAAGAAGATGCTAGGGTCTAAATCCACCAACAAAAAACTTCTCAATTCTTTTGTGGAATATATCGCATGAATATTTTTGTCACCCATGAGTTCCCTGCTGAAAGTGCTATCGTCCTTCCTGACAAGCACATTGTCAAAATGCCGCTTGAGTGCTGCCAGATGCTTAGCATTATTGCTTCTCCCTGGTATCATGATTATGGGGTTCTTCCCAAGCAAGACGGCACTGCCTACAAGACAGAAAAAGGTGCCTTCCGCAACCACCCATGTACGAAATGGGCGGCGGAAACGGTGGACAATGCCTATTGGCTTATCAAGTGGGGACTGAACTTGTGTCAAGAATACACTTATCGCTATAACAAAATTCATTCATGCGAGGGCACCTTGACCCATGCTTACTATCTTTTTCCTAAAGGTAAACTAAATCAAGTAACTCCCTTTGCTCGTGCTATGCCTGACGAGTATAAACTTGACACAAGTATTACAACATTTGACGCATACAAGATGTATATCGCATCTAAACCATGGGTTGCTGATAATTATTTGCGTGTGCCAGATCGCAAACCGTCTTGGGTCTGACGCCAAACCGCCAAACCTGCCCTATAATACCTATATCAACGAAAGACACCATGCCTGCTAAGTCCGACCTGACCACTTCCCAACTCACTTCTTATTTGTCTGAGACCTATGGTAACGATATCAATGCTGATCACGTTCGTTCTGCTGCTGATAATTTTGGAGTGACCTATGCTACTGCTGTCAAGCGTCTGCGTGATTTCTATGTCCGCCGTGGCACTTGGAACCTGACTGTTGCTGAGCAACTTGAGCAGACCTACCAAGCACCTGCAGCTGCTCCTGCCGTTGCTGTTACCGAGCGGGAAGATCAGAACCTTGTTCCTAGCAAAGATGACAACTATGTCCCGTTCGGGAACTTTGCTGATGTGAAGAAGATCATCCAATCTGGTATCTTCTACCCGACTTTCATCACTGGTCTGTCAGGTAATGGTAAAACTTTCTCTGTTGAGCAAGCATGTGCCACTCTAAATAGAGAGCTCATTCGTGTAAACATTACCATTGAGACTGACGAGGATGATCTTATTGGTGGGTTCCGTCTTGTTAATGGCGAAACTGTCTGGCATAATGGACCCGTCGTGGAGGCTCTTCAACGCGGAGCTGTGCTGCTTCTAGACGAAGTTGACCTGGCATCTAACAAGATCCTGTGTCTGCAATCTATCCTTGAGGGTAAGGGTATCTTCCTGAAGAAGATTGGTAAGTATATCCAACCTGCTGCTGGTTTCAATGTGATTGCCACTGCCAACACCAAGGGCAAAGGCAGCGATGATGGACGCTTCATCGGCACCAATGTTCTCAACGAAGCATTCCTTGAGCGTTGTGCCTTGACCTTTGAGCAGGAGTATCCTACCCCTGCCGTTGAAAGCAAGATCCTGAAGAAGGTTGCTACCTCTCTTGCTGTTGCTGACCATGACTTCTGCGAGAACCTTGCCAACTGGGCAGACATTATCCGTCGCACTTTCAAGGATGGTGGTATTGATGAAGTGATTTCTACCCGTCGCCTTGTTCACATCATGCGAGCATTCGCTATCTGGGGTGACCGTATGAAAGCGATCAAGGTTTGTGTGAACCGTTTCGATGATGAGACCAAGCAGTCGTTCATCGAACTCTATGATAAAATTGATGCTGATGTTCAAACCGAGGAGGAGAGCAATGCCGACGCTCCGTTCTGATAAATTCCACGGGTATGTAAATCATCTTGCCACTCTTGACAGTGGCAAGACTGTTAAGATCTTAGGTGGCGAGGGTCTTAAGTTGTTTGTCAAAGATCTTGACGGCAACCTTGAAGAATGCTACCATAGTAATATTCAACTTATCTGGGATCGCTGAATGGCAAACAAATATAATGAAGATGCTCTGTTGACAGAGCTGCGTGATTACATTACTGGAACTTATGGACAACACTACTCTGCTGGTAATGACAGCATTCAAACGTTAGACTTGATTGAAGCGTGTGGAGATGCTGAGGCATTCTGCCGAAGCAACATCCTAAAGTATGCTTCCCGCTATGATAAGAAAGGCACTGCCCGTCGTGATATCATCAAGATCCTTCACTACGCTCTGCTTCTTCTTCACTTTTCTGACAAATCTGTAACCCTTGAAACCTACCCTCAATGAGCAAAGTTATCCTATCTAAAAAGACCCTAGATGTCCTCAAGAACTTCAGCACAATCAATTCGTCGATTGTATTCCGTAAAGGTTCCACCGTCCGAACTATCAGCAATGCTGAAAACATCCTCGCAAAGTTTACTGGCGAGGAAGTATTTCCTAATGACTTCGCTATCTATGATCTTAGTCAGTTCCTTTCTGGGATCTCTCTGTTTAGCGACCCTCAGCTTGAGTTTGACAACGAAAGTTTTGTCAACATTCGTGGCGGTCGTCAGTCTGCTCGCTATTACTTTTCTGACCCAGAGATTACGCTCAAGTCTGCTCCAGAGAAAAATGTAAAGTTCCCTGGTGCTGATCTCCAGTTCAATCTGACTGGCGAAGATCTGATTGCTCTCCAGAAAGCATCTGCTGTTTATAGTCTGCCTGATCTGACCTTCCAATCCGAAGAAGGTTCGAACGAAATCAAACTTATCATCCGTGATAAAGAGAATGATACCAGCAATACTTACGATCTCACCGTGGCAGGTTGTGCTACTGGCACCTATTCTCTTGATGTTAAGATTGAGAACATCCGTTTGCTCCCTGGTGACTACAATGTCAAAGTCTCCAAGCACCTGATTTCCGAGTGGACTAATCAGAATGTTGATCTCACCTATTACATTGCCCTTGAACCCTGATGAAACACATTCTCTTTACACTCAAAGAGTGTAACAAATCGTTCTTAGATGACGAAAGGTTTGTAAGGGATGTTGTTTACCAGGCATCAGTCAAATGTAAATCAACTCTGCTAGCACTCAACTCGCATAAGTTTGAACCTCAGGGTGTCACTTGTGTGGCGATGCTCGCTGAAAGTCATATCAGCATTCACACTTGGCCAGAGTTGGGTATGGCAGTGTGCGACATTTTCACCTGTGGGGATCACACGAAACCCAAGGAGGGTGTAAAATACATGAAGATGATGCTTGACGCACAAAGCATTGTCAGTAGATCGTTTACGAGACCTTTGGAATGACCTATCAAAAGGGTGATGTTTTCCTTGACAAGGAAACACACAAGTTGTATATTTTTGATGGGACTGAATGGTTGGAAATTGTTCCTACCTCTATATTGAAAAAACCTGATTGGAATTGATAATGAGTGAAGTCAACTTCAAGAAGCATCGGGTATTCCGTGAAACGGATTCCGTTATCTTCTATGATATTTCTGTGGAGAATTCAAATGCCAGTGACCTGGTTGTTCATACTGGACCTGCCATCTCACCCCCAAATGATGTCATTGGTGCGAAGCAGTTTTACATTCACTATCATCAGGTAGATCATAATCGTGTTCTATCTGGTATGAGAACATTTGAACTTGTGAACCCTGAGTGGAAGTATCCCTATCATATTGTTCATCTTAATCGTTCTTCTGGTGCTCTTGTAGTTCCGATTGGCACTTATCATCGCAGCATCTCTGGTGAAGATGGTTCTATTGTCATCAACCAGGCAATTCGTGATGATGAATTTGACCCAGAGAAGGAGTTTGTTCCAGTTTCTGCTGGACAAAACGCAGAATTGTATCGTATACTGGCACACGAGAAACCAGTGATTCACACTATTGGTGAGTAATTTATTATGAGTAAAGAATTCCTGTGGGTGGAGAAATACCGCCCCAACATTGTTGAAGATTGTATCCTCCCTGCTAGCACTAAGGAAGTGTTTCAGGGTTTTGTCAACCAGGGGGAACTGCCTAACCTGCTGCTGACAGGCACTGCGGGCGTCGGCAAGACCACCATTGCCAAGGCGATGTGTGAGGAGATCGGTGCGTCCTACATCGTCATCAACGGGTCCGACGAGGGGCGTTTCCTAGACACGGTGCGTAATCGCATCCGTCAGTTCGCTAGCACCGTCTCTCTGACCTCTGGAGCGTCCCACAAGGTCGTTATCATTGATGAGGCAGACAACACCACTAACGATGTCCAGCTGTCCCTCAGGACCGCCGTAGAGGAGTTCCACAGCAACTGCCGCTTCATCTTCACCTGTAACTTCATTAACAAGATCATTGAACCGCTGCACTCCCGTTGCACGGTGGTTGATTTCAGGATCAAACCTGAGCAAGCAACTCATCTTCAGGGTGAGTTCTTCACTCGCCTCAAATCCATTCTCACTCATGAGTGTGTAGAGTATGAAGACAAAGTTCTCGCTAAGCTCGTTAAGCGTTATTATCCTGATTGGCGTCGTCTTATCAATGAGTGTCAACGCTATGCTGCCACTGGTAGTATATCTTCTGCCATCCTTGTTGATGTGGCTGATGTTAATCTTGATACTCTCCTATCTTCTCTCAAGAAGAAAGAGTTCACGAATGTAAAGAACTGGGTTGTCCAACACATGGACAATGACCCCAGCATGGTGATGCGTAAGATATATGACAGCATCTATGGTGTCATGAAACCTGCTTCTATTCCCGAGGCAGTTCTTATCATTGCCAAATACATGAGGGACATTCAAATTGTTCCTGATCAGGAAGTCAACATGCTTGCCTGCTTGACTGAGATCATGATGAGTTGTGAATTCAAATGACACTACTCAAATTCATTGAGAAAGAACCTAAATTCATTTACATGGAGGAGATGTTAGAACGCCTTGAAAAAGAACCTGAAAGACACTACAAGTGGATACGTGAAAACAACACCAGAAAACGTAGCAGAAGCAAATGAAGCATTGTTTCGTGCTACAATGAACCTACCTGCTGCTGCCGCTCACTGTGGCATGACGCACAAGGAAATGAAACTGACCTTTTGGGAATACCTTAAATATCATGACAAAGACTTTGAAATCCCTGAAAACACCATTGCGCTACCCAGGCGGGAAGAGTAGAGCACTCAGCAAACTCTTCCAATACATGCCTGATCTGAAGGATTTTCGTGAGTATCGTGAACCTTTCTTGGGTGGTGGTAGCGTAGCACTTGAAGTGTCTAAGCGTTATCCTCATTTGAATATCTGGGTCAACGATCTTTACGAACCACTTTATAACTTCTGGAAAGAACTACAGGACCATGGACAAGCACTCAGAGACGAACTCGTCCAACTCAAGCAACGACATCCCGATCAAGGATCAGCTCGAACTCTATTCCTTGACGCCAAAGCATATCTTGCAAGACCTGTGGAAGACACTGAAAATTTCCACCGTGCTGTTTCCTTTTATGTGGTTAACAAGTGTTCTTTCTCAGGTCTTTCTGAATCCAGTTCATTTTCAAGACAAGCAAGTGACAGCAACTTCTCAATGGCAGGGATCGACAAACTGCCAGAGTATCAAAAACTAATTGCCAACTGGACTATTACAAACAAGTCATACGAACAATTGTTGACTGATTGGAAAGATGTTTTCACTTATCTAGATCCACCGTATGAGATTGGTAGCAATCTTTATGGTAAGCGTGGCAATATGCACAAAACTTTCAACCATGACTTTTTTGCTACCAAGTGTGATCGCTTCGTCGGTCCTCAACTTATCTCCTACAACTCGTCGCAACTGATCCGAGACCGCTTTGAGGGGTGGACAGCTGCCGAATTTGCACATACCTACACGATGCGGTCGGTGGGGTGCTATAATACAGATCAAGCGTCTCGCAAGGAACTCGTCCTTTTCAATTATGAAGTGTGAAGTTAGTCTCTATGTTGCTGGCAAGGTCTTCAAGGAAGAGGTCTATGCCCGCGACTACCAGGAAGCACGAGAGGTTGCCCTTGCTCGCAACCCTAATGCTAAAGTTATTGGTGTTACTGCGAAGTTCTAATGTGGAGAGTATGGGCGAAAGCATTAGGGGAGAAGCATGGACGAACAGATAGAGAAGCAGATATTATTGCTGGCATACGCACCCTTATTTTTATTTCTTACTTGGTTACCAACCTTTTTATTATTAGTGGAGTGATTAGACACTGGAATGACATACCAACTAAAAGACTACCTGTACTCGATCAACCAATCTAAGAAGAGTATTCTCGATGATGATACTGATGCTGAGCGAGGTTATCCTCCTTACATTGTTAACAGGTGCCTCAGTTCTTTCACTGACACTATCCTTTATGTCAATGAGATGAATAAAAATCCTCATCTCCCAAAGAAACTTCAATATGACTTTTTGCTAAATAGTGTGAAACCTAGGAAGCGTTTCTCTCCTTGGGCGAAAAAAGATTCTATTGATTATCTTGAAGTAGTAAAAGAGTATTATGGTTATAATGACGATAAAGCTCTACAAGCACTCAGGGTTCTCACCAAGGATCATCTAGATCATATTACAAAGGTATTGAATAAAGGTGGAAAAAGATGAGTGTTGAAACTGAAATCCAGTGGAAGCAAACTGATATGGTAGAAGTGGTTCTTGGTGAACCAGATGACTTTCTCAAGGTGAGAGAAACTCTAACTCGTATTGGAGTGGCATCGCGCAAAGAGAAGAAGATCTATCAGTCTTGCCATATCCTACACAAGCAAGGTAAGTATTATATCGTTCACTTTAAAGAGTTGTTTGCTCTTGACGGTAAGAATACTAATCTGTCATTGAATGATGTGCAGCGTCGCAATCGCATCATTCAACTGCTATCTGACTGGGGACTAATCACTGTGGTTAGTGCTGACAAGATTGCTGATCTTGCTCCCCTCAATCAGATCAAAGTTCTTTCATTCAAAGAGAAGAATGATTGGACACTTGAAAGCAAATATAATATTGGTCGCAAGAAAGTAAATGCTGAATGATGTAGATAATGTTCTAGACACAGCTTTCTGTAAAAAAGAAAGTCATAATGGACATCTACATCGTTGGAAATCATGGGGAGCAAACACACCATTTGCTCCCACTTTTGATTTGCCAATCTGGTTAGATGACATTAACCAAAAATTTGTTCCAGATCTAACGGATGCCATTGCTGAAAATAATCTAGGACTTTATAAAAAAGTATGGAAAGATTATAATATCTTCAAGTGGGAGTATCCAGTATTCACTAAACTGAGAGCTAGCATCTGGCAGATCTATAATAATTACATGGACGCACTAGAACTTCCACGAGAAAGTGGAGATAGTCTTTGGATTAGAGGATGGGCAGTTGCGTTGGAACCAGGAGAAAGTGTTCCTCAGCATTGCCATGCATATCATGAGAACACATATCTCAGTGGTAATATTTCTCTGTGTCAAGATACAGTTACTGAGTATCTTATTCCACACCTGTCTTCTTATTATGGGTCGTGGAAAGCACAGAATGTTCCTGGTAGATTGACATTGTTTCCATCGTGGGTGGAGCACTATGTTCAACCTGTGGCGGAAAAAAGATATAGTATTGGATTTGATATCTTTGATTTTCACACAATGGAATTTGTTTCCAACAATAAAAACTCTGAAGATCCTGAGCAAAAAACAATACTTCAGTCTATTCCATTGGCGTAAACCGTAATGTTTATTAGGGTTTTCACAACTAGTAACTTTTAATGTTATCATTATAACTATTAATGTGATGCCTAACGGGTCACATGTAAACGTCGCTTATTTAAGGACAATGGTAAACATTAACTGGGAGACTTATACCCCTTACTCAATTGGATTCGATGAAACATTCAGCAGACTTGAGGCTCTTGCAGGCGGTGGATCAAATTACCCACCTTACAATGTGGTCGCTGGAAACGATGGCAGAACCTTACTTGAAGTCGCTCTGGCTGGATTTGCAAGCGAAGATATTGAAGTCGAGACTGAACGAAATGTTCTAACGGTTTCTGCTCGCAAAGCAACACCAGATAAAGAAAGAAAATATTCCCACAAGGGAATTTCTTACAGGACATTCTCACGCAACTGGCAGATGGCAGATGATGTAGAAGTTGAAGATGTGAAATTTGTAGATGGACTATTGACAATTACATTGATGAAGCAACTGCCTGAGAAACAAAAGCGAAAGAAATGGTTCTAAATATAATTGAAGGGTGCTTGACGGCACCCTTTTTTGATGTTACACTAGTATCAAACTCACTATAACTATGGCAGTATCAATCGTCACATTAAAGACGGGTGATCGTATCATCACAGAGTTGAAAGAAGTCTTTGACGGAGAAGGCGAAGACAAAAAGGGCATTTGTCTTATTATGCAAGAACCCTATATTCTCAACCTTGATGGCGGTCAACCACAATATCTAACGGAACAATATGGAATGGAGTATCAAGTGAGGTTCAGTAAATGGAACCCCTATTCTCCAGACACCATGTTCAAAATTCCATATGATTGTGTAATGACAATCAGCAATCCAGAACCAGGATTGCAAAGTGCTTACGAAAGTAAACTAACAGAAAAAAATGAAACTGAGGGACAAAACAATGACGGAACAAGCACCACTGAAGACTAATCATAATGTTCGTATCGTGAACCTTACCACTGGAGCAAATGTTCTTTGCTTGTTTGGTGATGTTCGTAATGAACAAGAAGAGAACCGAGTAGTTGGATATCGTATGCTATATCCTTTCACTCTTACTCTTGGGGATCCTAATGATGATGGAACTATTCCCATCCAGTATTCTCGCTTTTGTCCTTTCTCGCCAATTGAAGAACATCGTTTGGGTGGAGAACATATCATCAGTGTGGTTTATCCAGACAATGGTATTCTTGATAATTATATTACCAAACTGAAAGAGTTTGGATTGGAAGAAGAACAACTTTTCTTTGAGGAGAACACTGATGGAGATAACAGCGAACCTGCTGAAGCTGGCGAATGAGTGGATCATCGCTCAGGTAGAACCAGCTGAGGGGGACACTTTGCCAGGTGACCCCGATGTGTGGATAATCGAACCATATGTGCTAGACTGTGAAGGTCAGATCAGTCCATGGGCACCTTACGCTGCTGAGCGTGAATTCAATGTCAGGTCTTCGGACCTGACTGTTGTGACTAATCCAAGCAAATCTTTGCTTGCTCGTTATCTTGAATGTCTTGAATGAAGTTTTACACTAATGTGGAGCAAGCAGGCAACCGTCTGCTTGTGCGTGGTTATGAAAATGGCAATCGCTACAGCGTCAGGGTTCCTTTCAACCCTACGCTGTATTTGCCTACAAAGAATTATTCTGAGTGGCGCACTCTTGAGGGTAATTGTGTAGAACCTCACAAGTTTGGATCTATTACTGAGGCACGAGATTTCGTGAAGCAGTATAAGGAAGTGGATGACTTTGAGATCTATGGCAACTCCCGCTTCTTGTATCAGTTTATTGCTGAGGAGCATCCTGAGGAGGAAGTGAAGTTTGACAGCAGCAAGATCCGTGTCTTCACTATTGACATCGAGACTGCTGCCGAGAACGGGTTCCCTGACATCGAGACAGCAGACCAGGAGATCCTTGCCATCTCCATCAAAGACAGCTTCACGGGGCGTATAACGGTCTTTGGTGCCCGTCCTTTCAACAACCAAGACAGCATGGTGGACTACATGCACTTCCGTTCTGAGGAGAGCATGTTGGGTGCTTTCCTAGATTACTGGCAGAGTAACTATCCTGATGTGGTTACGGGTTGGAACTGCCAACTGTTCGATATGCCATACATCCACAATCGCATTGATCGTGTGATGGGTGAGAAGTTTACTAAACTTTTGTCGCCCTGGAAACTTGTGTCGCAGCGTGAGATCTTTATCAAAGGCCGTAAGAATTTCTCTATTGATATGCTTGGCATCTCTACGCTAGACTATCTTGAATTGTATAAGAAGTTCACCTATACAAACCAAGAGAGTTATCGTCTAGATCACATCTGCTCTGTCGAACTGGGTGAGAAGAAACTTGATCACTCTGAGTTTGATACCTTCAAAGAGTTCTATGAGAACGACTGGCAGAAGTTTATTGAATACAACATCCATGACGTTCGCCTGGTTGATAAACTAGACGACAAGATGAAGTTGATTGAACTTGCTTTCACCATGGCATACGACGCCAAGGTGAATTATGAAGATGTGTTTAGTCAGGTTCGTATGTGGGATAACTATATTTACGTGGAACTTCTGAAGCGTAAGATTGCTATCCCGCCTAAGAAAGAAGCGACTAAAACTGAGAAGTATGCAGGTGCTTATGTCAAGGAACCGATTCCTGGATTCTATGATTGGGTTGTGTCTTTTGACCTTAATAGTCTCTATCCTCATCTCATTATGCAGTACAACATCTCGCCAGAGACCCTCCAAGATGCTAGGCATCCCAGCGCAAGCGTTGAGAGGTTCCTGAATAAAGAGATTGGTGTTGATGGTGAGTATGCTGTATGTCCCAATGGCGCACAGTATCGCAAGGATGTTCATGGTTTTCTTCCTCAGATGATGAAGAAGATGTATGACGGTCGTGTGATCTTCAAGAAGAAGATGATCGAAGCAAAGAAGCAGTATGAGAAAACTCCTACTGTGGAATTGATGAAAGAGATTGCCCGCTGTAATAACATTCAGATGGCAAGGAAGATCTCCCTCAACTCTGCCTATGGTGCTATCGGCAACGAACACTTCCGATACTATCGTCTTGCCAATGCTGAAGCGATCACTCTGTCTGGTCAGCTCTCTATCCGCTGGATTGAGAACAAGATGAATGGTTATCTAAATACCCTGTTACAAACGGAGGAAGTCGATTATGTTATCGCATCCGATACCGACAGTATCTATCTTAACCTTGGACCTCTTGTTACTAAATTTTTTAGTAATAAGTCTAGCGATAAAGCAGCAATTGTGGGGATACTTGACAAGATCTGTCAAGAAAAGTTGGAACCATTCATCGAATCCAGTTATCAGGAACTTGCGGATTACGTTTCGGCATATGAACAAAAAATGAGCATGAAGCGTGAGAATATCGCTGACCGTGGCATCTGGACTGCGAAGAAGCGTTACATTCTCAATGTATGGGACAGCGAAGGTGTTAGATATAAAGAACCAAAGATGAAGATCATGGGTCTGGAGACTGCCCGTTCTTCTACTCCAGCGTATTTTAGAGACAAATTGTATGCAGCATTTAAGATTATTATCGGCAAATCAAATGATGAGCTTATCGATTTTATCAATGTCGTGCGAGCAGAAACACGATTGCGCCCTTATGAAGAAGTGGCATTCCCCAGAGGAGTTAACAACCTTGCTAAGTATCGTCACCCAACTGAAATCTACCAGAAAGGAACTCCCATCCATGTGCGGGGAGCGTTGCTCTATAACCACTACATCAAAAAGCACAAGGTAGAAAACAAGCATCCTCTCATTCAAGAGGGTGAGAAGATCAAGTTCATGTATCTCAAGACACCCAATCCTATTCTGGAGAACTGTATCAGTTTCTTTGGAGAGTTGCCCAAGGAGTTTGGTCTTGAGAAGTATGTAGATTACCAGACACAGTTCGAAAAATCTTTTCTCGAACCGCTCAAAAATGTGCTACAATGTATTGGGTGGCAACACGAAAAGACCATTACGATTGGGAGTTTCTTCGAGTGAGTAAGAAAATCTTTGTGGTAACATGGACCAACCATGTTGTTGGTCAAATAGGTCAAGAAGATATCAAATGCTTCGAAGACTTCAATACTGCTCGTGCGTTTGCTAAACTAATGAGCAGCAGATATAATTATGTAAATTTTTACGAGGAGAAAGTAGATCAATGGGATTCCTAGATACAGTAATTAAAGAAAGTGGCAATGAATTTGCTAGTATGGTTAGTGATGGTGTTGCCGCTGGTGATATCACTACCTTTGTTGATACGGGTTCTTACATTTTCAACGCACTCGTTAGTGGATCTCTCTTTGGTGGTATCCCCTCGAACAAAGTTACTGCCCTCGCAGGTGAAAGTAGCACAGGTAAAACTTTCTTTGCACTTTCTGTTGTTCGCAACTTTCTTGATGCTAACCCTGATGGTGGAGTTATCTATTTTGAAAGTGAGTCGGCAATTTCTCGGGATATGATTGAGAGCCGCGGCATTGATAGCAAGCGTATGATCATCATGCCTGTTGGGACGATCGAAGAGTTTCGAACTCAGGCATGTCGCATCCTAGACAAATACATGAAAGAACCTAAAGATGAGCGTGTGCCCATGCTTTTTGTGCTAGACTCTTTGGGTATGCTCTCCACCTCTAAGGAGATGGAGGACATTGCCAACGACAAGCAGGTTCGTGACATGACCAAATCTCAGTTGATTAAGGGTGCCTTCCGTGTGCTAACATTGAAACTGGGTCAAGCATGTGTGCCTATGATCGTCACCAACCATACATATGATGTGATCGGTTCCTATGTCCCCACAAAGGAGATGGGAGGTGGCACAGGTCTAAAGTATGCTGCATCTACCATCATCTATCTTGGTAAGAAGAAAGAAAAAGATGGGACCGAAGTTGTTGGCAACATCATCAAGTGTGAAGCAAAGAAGTCTCGTCTAACAAAGGAAGGTAGTAAAGTTGAAACCAGACTCTATTTTGATGAGCGTGGACTGGACCGCTATTACGGCTTATTGGAACTGGGTGAACAATACGGAGTATTCACCCGTAAGGGGAATCGTGTCGTTGTTGGTGAATCCTCTGTTTATCCTTCTGTTATTCTTGCTGATCCCGAGAAATACTTCACCCCCGAAGTAATGGAACAACTCGAAGAAGCAGCACGTAAAGAATTCTCCTATGGCAACTGAGCGCATCGAAGAAACTATCTTGCGTAACCTCCTTTACAATGAGGAGTATTACCGCAAGGTAGTTCCCTTTCTAAAAGCAGAATATTTCAACGAATACCATGAGCGAATCTTATTCGAAGAGGTTGCTGACTTTGCCAGTAAGTATGACAAGATACCTACTCAAGAAGTTCTCGCAATCAATCTACAATCTAGAAACGATCTTACAGAAGACACATTCCAGAGTTCGTTATCTACACTCAAGTCCCTTGGAGACGAGTGGGTTGATTTCAACTGGCTCCTCGATGCCACAGAAAAGTGGTGCCAAGACCGAGCAATCTATCTCGCCCTCATGCAGTCTATCAAGATCGCAGATGGCGGCGATAAGAAACTATCAAAAGATGCGATCCCAAGTATCCTACAAGCGGCCTTGGCAGTATCTTTCGACGAACACATAGGACACGATTACATTGAACAAGCAGAAGACCGTTATGATTTCTACCACCGCAAGGAAGAAAAGATTCCCTTTGATCTCGAAAAGTTTAACTTCATTACAAAAGGTGGTCTCTCTAACAAGACTCTCAACATCGCTCTTGCTGGTACAGGCGTCGGGAAGTCTCTATTCATGTGCCATGCGGCTGCTGCCGCGCTCACTCAGAACTACAACGTTCTCTACATTACATGTGAAATGGCAGAGGAAAAAATTG